CCCACAAGCAAGCATCTCGTGAAGTAGGGGGCGGCGGACGTGGAAGCGATCTGAAGGCTGGCAGTTGCGGTGAACGCAGGGTACCCACCGGTTCACTCGACAACGATATCTCAGCTGGATTTCCCAAATCCTCGAAAGTTGCGATCAACAATGGCCCGATGCTGGGGCCAGGTAGTCCACCCCGGGCTACTCCGAGCGCAAGCAACCCGTTGTCTGTACGTGAAGGCAAGGCCTCCGCGGCACTCCCACATTGTGGGGAGATCGTACAGACACCGCTCCCAGTTGGCCCCTCGCCGAGGCCAGACAGCCGAGTGGCTGGAAACAAGGCGCATGATGAGGGGCATGAAATGCAACCCCTCAACCAGTCGGCTCTCCATCAGGCCGACTTTACCCTCGATACGTGTCGAGGATGTGGCAAGGTCGACTGCCAATGCGCAAAGCTCGGCCTGGCTTGCCCTAAGCACAAGCATTTGGGTAAGCCAAACCTGGCCTGTAAGGCCTGTGAGAAGCGCGTAGCCCGCCATTTCTCCCCCAACGCCGTCGCTTTGTTGCCGGGTTTCAAAGGTAATTTTGAAACCACTGTGGACGGTGTTAACCACCCTATGCTGCCTACCGGCAAAGGTAATCAGCAAGTGTCTCCCCCCTTGGGTAAAGGACCTACTAAGAGTTGTTCTCGTAGTAAGTGTCATTGTGGCCTCAGGCCTTGCCCTAAGAAGTTTGTGGGTAGACGGGATGGAGGAGTTAAGCGAGCTAAACCAGTGGTATCACAAAGAACTGAACCAAAACTGGACAACGCGTTACCACGACCTACAGCTCCTGGCCTCTCAGACAATGGAGACGGCCCAGTTGAGAATGCGCCAGGTAAACCAGCTTGTAACACACCCGGGTCAGGCGATCGAAAGTGTGTTAGAGAGGAACCGCCTCTACAAGCTGGGCGCAAACGTGTGGCACTTCTGGCGGGTGTGGACCCCAATGGGGGAACTATCACGGTTGATAGTACGCCGAAGTGCCCAGGCACCCCAATCCCCGTTCAAGGCATGCCTCCAGGACCACCTCTACTGGCACTTGGCGGTATTTTCGAGCCCCGAACCGGAGCACTCGATAGATTGGCAGGGGACATGGAGGGTGCCGGTGTGGGCGGTTCAAACGGAGCAGGACATGCTGGAGCTTCTGACTTATCAACACGTCGGGGCCGAGACTATCTTCAGAGTCAACTCAACAAGCTGCACGCACGTGACCAAGGGGTTAGCGTCAGCACTGCAACGGACGAAGATAAGCATGTCGTATTGCGTGACAGTGGCGAACCACCCGCCCTTGATTCCCAGGAGCCGGTTGTGTACACTAGAAAACCTAAGTGGTACAACCGTCTCCGCGGAAAGAAACCATCCCAGTTTGACAGCACAAAACTCGTCAATTACGAGAAAGGTCAGATTGGCGCTCACAAGGGCGATGAATGGCGTGGAACACGCGATAATGACCCTACCAAGGTATTTGGAGAAGACCTGGTATGGCACGAGCTCCTCACATACCTCCGAGTGATGCGCAAACGAGAGTACCCGGACTACGATTTGGCGCATGATCACATGGAGAAGGAAGCCAAGAAATGGCAGGCTGACGTTAAGATCAATATCAGCCTCATTGTTGACCCTGCACAAAGAGCGCACCGCGTCAACATGTTAAAACACACTGTTGCGTTGGCGGCTAGTGAGACGGACACATCCCTACTAGGCGCCCAGTGCAACACGGAGTTGAGCCGATACCCGAAAGGGTCTAAATTCTTTGGCTTCGGTCAGGTGGCACAGGGTTTTCTGAGCAAGACGGCAGCACGGACCGTTGGCCAGTTGAGAACCCTACGCCAGGTGTTTGGGAAGAAAGATCAACCCCAGCCTGGATACCTGACTACTGCGCAGGTGGTAACCCACTTAAACCACCCGCAGATTGGAAGCGACCTACCCTGCGCAAAGGGAACGTCGACTTGCTGAAAATTCATCATTTCAGCTGCTGTGCGCAAGAGGCTTACTACCTGAGCCCCTTCCGTTTGCCATCCCTCACACCGCACAGTACCAGCATACCGAGGAATTGTAGTTGCAACATGTGGGTTGCCATGCGTAACAGGCTATTGGCAAAGCCAAAAAATCAATTTGATTTAGCCTTGTATACCGACCCACTTGTCACTGAGCTTTTAGACGAAATGGCTGGCCAGTTGAAACCAAATTTCAAACTACAACATTTGCCTGAATTTTTGAAGGGCAAAACAGGTAAACTTGCATCGCGTTATAACAACGAAGCTACTAACATCTTAAATGACGGTTTTAGACCATACCGTGATTCCAAGATCAAAGTCTTCAACAAAGTTGAAGACTACGGTGATGAAACCTTTACGAAGGATCCGAGACCCATAGCTGGCCGAGACCCCAAGTTCAATTTAGGTTACCAGAAATTCACCTGCGCGCTAGAGCACGCGATGCAGCACCTTCCGTCCATTATGAAAGGACGAGACGCCCGAGCGCGCGGGCGCGCCTTCCAACAGCAGGTCTATTCCCAAGGAGGCCATTAC